GCTGCAGATCGATATATCCCAGAATCGACTCGTAAGATCCTCCGACACCCGCTTCCATGGAATACGGCTCGGCCTGTCGAAACATGAACTCGAGAGTCTGACGAGGGAAAGTATTGGTGACATTCGAACTCGTGGGCTGGCCTAGCAGATTGGCTAGCTGGGACTTTAGAGCATAGTCGTTGATGATCTTGCCATACTCTAGCGTGGCCAATTCGAAACAGGCCCAGATCATCTTCTTCGTCAATTCGACGCTTAGCACGTCATCTCCCAACATCCGCTTGACGAAGACGACAGTCTTGTCGGCATCCGATTGAAATTGAGGATCGGAGTCGAAGACGCCGTACGGCGTTGGATTGATCGTTTGCACGAAAGTCGACATGCTTTTCGATAAATATCTTAGAGGCGTCCTGAGATGTCTAATCTACTCGGGAGGATTACTATCGATCCATGTTTACCATCAATTTCGATAACATTAATGTTGATGAATTCGTCGAGGACCTCTTCAGCGACGAGGAGGAGGAGGAAATGATGGTGCCGGCGGAGGGTTGTCTGGCGGGAGATCACGTCGTCTGCAAAGTAAGGGATGGCATCATTCTAGCTCGACACGAGCGCTGTCCCGATCGGATCACTGTGACCATCGCCGGCCGGATCATGCTGGACGAAAATACGTGGGAATACGTAGCCTATGTCCCGGAATACGAAGCTTCAAGCATCAAATCAGCTTTCAAAATCCGACCAGAATTCGCTAAACGCTACGGAGCCCATCCCAAATATATCGGAGAATTCGGCATCTCGCTACGTAAAAACAACATCATTCGCATCTCGCATAGGCCCGACGGGATGTGCTGCGATAATTGCGAAGAGTTTTACGATAAGGCGGAACCCAACCAGGAAGACGGCACGCTTATCTGTTATAGCTGCCGACAAAATCCGTATCGATGATCACTTCTTCTTGGTCTGATCGCTTAGACGCTTGAAGATCTCAGATTGACGCTTAGCCATGGTCTCCTTGAGAGAGGGCTTACTAACAATCTTGGCAGATACGACCGGTTCGTTCTTCTTGACTTCGACGACAGATTCTTGATTCTTCGTTCTATTTTCGACTAGAGAAGATGTCTTGGTCGAGACCTCAGCAAATACCTTGACGGATTCCTTGAAGGTCATGTCGAACTTGAGAGGAATGAAATATCGATTTTCGACCATCACCTCAAGTTTGGCCTCGTAATCCTTACCTTCCTTGAAGGAAGCATTCTTCTTAAGCTCCGGGATGACGACTCTGACCTCTCCCTCATCCGTATAAGATCCGGGAAAGACAGCCGAGAAATCCTCAGATTCGCAGACCAGCCTAACAGTTACCGCGCCGGGCGAAGATCCTTCGACTTGCACGTTGAAGAAAAGCTCATTCTGTTCATCTAGCTTGATTTCTATCGCTTCCATCTCGAAATTCCTGCTCTAATAAGTATCGTCCTGACCGTCTCAATGATGGCTGTTCTAACAGAATCCCTAGCTCTGACAAAGAGACTTGAATTCGGGCAGATGACGACCTTGATTTTGTTGGAGATCGGATGGACTAGATCAGTTTTGTTGACTCTCACTAGAGAGGCTCGAATCGTAAACTCGTCGCATTCATCCTTTCTTCGATCGTAAAGGGCCGAGCGGCCCTTCTTTAGAAAGTGAATGACGGCTTCTTGCGCCTGCTGCACGAGAGAAGGAATAAAACCTCTCGTTACTATCAGGTTTCTAGTCGTCTTAGAGAAGCCTCTCGTGACGATACGATTTCGAATCATACACGTCGGCGCTCCATGACTTCATTATCAGTCGGAGATCCGAACTGGTCAAAAAGATCAAATGTCGCAACCACTGTTGAGTTATCTTCAGCGTAGAAAATCATTTGATTTGCTGTAATTTTCCATCTGCCTCCCTCAATTTTTCGAATGAAATCGACGCTACCTGACACCAATATCAATTGGGTATAGATGTCGTCTACCTTCGGGTTGTTTCCTAGATAGTTCTGATCCTCGGCAGCAAAAACCTGCTGCAATGAACCCGTTGCGGGAGCGTCCCAGAGGACTTGACCTTTAAAATTGTCCGGAAAAGTGACAAGGGCCGCGTAAATCCCGGAACCTGAGGCTAGCTGGTAGACTCCCGAAGTCGTACGCGCTGTAATTACGGCTCCTGCTTCGTCGAGGACGGTATACCCGACTCCTACTGATCCGGTCAGATTGGCTCGACTGGGGCCGAGATTAGCGTTCTTTAATAGGGTATACGACATTACTCATATATCATACACAGCCGATGGCTAGAGTAACCAGCATCAATCGACTTTGCAATCTCATGCTCATCAAATGTCAAAGAATCAGATACGGGGACGAATTTGTTCGGACAGTACACACGCATTTTGATCTTGCGATATTTGCTATTGATTTGCACTAATTCGTTTTTGAGACCCGCCAATTTGAGATCAGCCAAAGCGATCTGATCTGACATAATTCCCAAGACTCGAATCAATTGATCGGGAATAGCAGCTTCGGATTCCGAATTCCAACTCGTCGTTTCGACATCCGGATCATAACATAGAACGACATCAATCTCGTCGGCTCCCGCTTTGATCGCATAACCGAGAGGAGTCGTCGATCTGATTCCTCCATCGGACCATGACTGTCCGTCAATCGTTACGGGAGTCATAAAAATAGGAAAGCTAGAAGAAGCCAAGACCCAGTCAACGAGATTATCGTCATCTTGAGTACCCATTCTATACTCTTGAGTTTCAAGAGAGACAGCGCCTACGGCCAATTTGACGCCTGACGACCTAATCCTTTCTAAGTCTAGGTTGTCGTACATGAATTTTTTCAAGGGAGAAGAATCGTAAATTGATTTCTTCCAAAGAGCAGAAGCTTTACCGAAAGGACACCATCGTTTGTAGATAGTGGCGGTTCGAACCTTCTCTCTCCACTGCTTTTCCATAAAAGCAACAGCGTTCTGATAATCAGATTTAGCATGCATCGCCAAACCGGATGCGTTGATAGCTCCGACGGACACACCGCAGATCAGATCGTATCCCCGATGATCAGACTCAACTAATTTTTTTAGGACACCGATCTGAAAGGATCCCTTAGACCCACCGCCTGACAGTACCAACGCTCTCATAGACGTTAAATACTGTCTTCATCGTGTACCGTGCAGTACAACGTCGTCGTTGCATAACTTCCGCTAAATGGACGATCATGTCGCAATTTGATTCTGAGTTCAACCCCTTGAGACGATCTTAGAGTCCGTACAGTGCCATACCTAAAAGGGAAACCGTACACATCAGATGGTACTCCCCTCTGAGGACCTCCAAAAGCTTTGATAACAGGATAACTACCGATTGCTTCATCGATGAAATTTCTTACTGTCTTGTAAGACGTCGAATCATATTTGATTTTATTGGGCAGATCCGCAGGATTATAGACCCAAATTTCAAAATCGATAGTGTCCGTCATTGTTGTGTCGATCGAAAACTGCGCCTCGGCGACTTCAATATCTAGCTTCTTTCCTTCTTCAGGAACGACCTTCCACATCGATCCATTTTCATATGAATAAGATGCCTTGACAGTTCCTGATTGCGGAGAGAAAAAGATGATTTTCCCTCCAGCATAATCAATCTCATAGTCGCCACCGGACGCTTCAAAAGCTTCTCGGGGAGTTTTGATAACATCATCAACGATTACTGTGACTGCATACTGATGATTGACTTCGAGTTTGACAGCATCTTCGTCGAAGGTTTTACCATGTTCCATATCGATCCAATTGACGTGAGGAGAAGACCAGGTCAGATTATCGATAGATCCTGTCAGAATAACATCTTCTGCTCGGACTGACTCAGTATACCAAGTCGTCGGATCAGAAAAGTCATGAGTCACTAAAATGAGCTCAGTTCCCGTTCTGGGCTGAGAAATAGTGTAAGGCACTCCCGATTCATTTTTAGGCGACGCCATTAGATTGGTACCTCAGAAAAAAGAATGCATACATCGAATGTTCCAACAGTCGAATTGACATTTTGAAAGATATCGAATCCCTCTCCAGGACGTAGCGTCAAAGGTTTGATCTTCCCTGGAAATTGCAGAATGGGAAAGATTGTTTGTAGACCATGTTCAAATCCTTCTTCATCTAACGTTCCGGGTCCCCATTCGTCGGTCGACCAAATAGATCTCCAAAATGCGGTTCCTCTGCCAGTGATAGTCGCACCCGTTCGAATAGAAACACCCGACCCAAGAATATCAGCACTATCGAGTGCTATGGCATTTCCTGTAACCAGAGTACCAGCAGAATGATTAGTAATTTTCGAAACAAGAAATCGGGCGATAATTCCAGTAACTGCCGCAGTTTGTACGTTAGTCAGCCAGACTCCGTGGATTCGAATTCTTTTTGATCCTTGATTCAGGAGGGACACCATCGACTTATTGTTTCCAATCGATATATCCGTCAATTGGATCAAGAAGCTAGCTTCTTCATTCTGAAAAGCCCGTGTGATTAATCCAGTTTCTGAACCTGAAACGTTTTGATCAGCGCTCTTGAGCGCTCTAAGTGTGCCGTCAACATTCATCGACGCAATGCTTAGGTGTCGTGTGGGAGGTCCTTGATCTCCATCTGGACCCGAATAATTCAATAGTTCAGAAGTTGCAGCTTCAGTACCCACAAGAGTAATTTGAGCCAATCCTGACGTAAAAGCCGTCATCCTAAGTCTAAGACGAGTGCAGCCGGCTACAGAATAGTATTCGAAATCATCATTCGACGTATACGTATTGATGATATCGTTGGTCGATTTGTTCGCGGTCCAGACTGTAAACCAATCGGTACCATTTACTGTTCCTTCAGACGTTATAACGCCATTCCAAGTACCTCGAATCGATCCGCCAACTGTTCTAGAATTAGAACACGGAATAGTCACAACAGAATTAAGAGATCCAAGAGTGCCGCTGACTGTCGGAAATGATGCTTGAGTCGAAACTGATCCAGTAATCGATACGATATTGTTGACGGCCACGGCTCCTGTTACGGGCTGCGCTATAGCCGGATAAGACAATATCGCAACAGGCAGAGATCCAGTCGTAGTAATCCAGAGAGGATGAACAGGAGAATTACCAACATGCATGCCTAAAGCGCCTGTTGTCGACATCATTATCGTGCCGCTAATGATAGCGTTAACAGACGGAGTACCAACGATCGATGTCTGAACTGTACCAGTGATAACAGATGTCACTGTGCCAGCGATTGTTTGAACGCCCGTCGGAAGCGCTAAAACGGTGCCGGTGACATTAGTGATTCCGGAAAACGAAACTGGCAATGAGCCAGTTGTTGTGATAAAGATCTGATTTCCAACAGCGACAGACCCAGTGACGCTCACAACATTTCCAACAGACACGTCTCCTTGCACTGTTTGAGTCGCAGGGAAATTGACAACAGCGACAGACCCAGTAATAGCAGAAATTCCAGTAATACCAACGCTGCCTGTTACAGTCTGAATAATCGGAAAGTTAGCAATTGCCACCGTACCGGTGATGCTTTGCGTCCCGCTGACGATGACTGTATACGAACCGGATTGAATCGCTGTCGTAACGACGGACCCAGTGACTACTACCGTCTGTATATCGGGAAATGATGGAAAAAGAGGCATTACGAAATGATCTCCGTTGTCTTAGCTGCGCCATTGTTGTTAGACCAAATTCCCGAGACGACTCCAGTATAGAAGAAAGGAATTTCGTAATATCCACGAGAATCTATTCTGACAGTAAATGCAGAAGTAGAAGCTGTTGGCCCGAGCGATAAATAAAGCTGTCCAGTTGAATCATTGAACACTAATCCTTGCAGACGATTGAGATTTGAGTTCAAAAGTATTTGCGAAGTTGAATTGGATGCGTTTATCGAGCCCGTCGTCGCTGTTGACGATCGACGTTCGTAAGTCGGCAAAGAACCTGTCGATGTGACGAACACAGGACTGACTATAGCAAGAGATCCGGTCACCTGCAAACTACCAGAAATCATTCTGAGATACTGGACGTTATTTCCGGAATCGACGGCGGCGACCAATTGGCCCAGGGCACCGGTGGGCAAAGTCATGCTACCCGATACTCCAACCGGATTACCGTTGATATCGAAAAGTATCGATGCGGGACTATTCATGGTTGATTCCTAGTTCTAGATATCTCAAAAACGCCGCTATAAGTAATCGTGTCGGTATACGACTCTACGACAGTCAGGCCGTCGACACCATATGCTTTCCACTGTATGGTTACGGGCAGCCTTCTAGAATTTCTTGTCACTAAACACTCAACTACTTTTTGTGTTCTTGCAGAATTTGTCCACCATATACTAGCTGTCGGAAACGGAGAGTTGTGTGTGTCCGACACCAATCCAGACGCCCAATATTGTCCTCGAGGTCCGTCAGCATCATCTAGATGAACTAATTCTCTGAGAGTTTGATGAACCTGAGATGCTGACAAGGACGAAGAGGGCGTAGTAACGACAATCGGAGCGCCAACATCAAATGTATAAACGTTGTTGACGATGTTGATCCCGGGAAATGACAACGATCCTGAAATGTAGAATGGATTAGGCTGGGTACCAACCTGACTCCCCGTTACGTCAACTAATACTGCTGCCGGGCTATGTCTCATGCGTACGATCTCGATCGAGCCAATTCAAAAGCTCCGCTGTAAGTTATGACGTCTTTTGCCGAAGCTAATATTGTCAAACCGTCAGCCGCAAACATTTTGTGTGATTCTGTTATCGGATAAATACCTGATCTCGTTATCTCAGTTTGAAACAAACGAAAAGTTTTATTCGAGTCCGACCACCAAGTGACTCGAGTTGGAAAAATTCCGCCCGATATCTCTCTAAATGGATTCGAATAGAAGCCGTCCCCAGGACCTTCGTTGATGAAATGAATCAGATGCCTCAGAGATTTATGATCTGTCTCTGAGATTCCGCTAGCAGTGACTGTCGTCTCTTTCCATACAGCTGAACCTGATGTAGGATCGACTAAGATATACGCTTGCTGCGAACTTGAAATTATCCAAGTAGATCCGAGATCGTAACCTTTCGTTATGTCATCGAAAATAGTCGGAGCGATGGACCCAGTCGGATTTCCGTAAGGCTGAGTAGTTCGAAGTTTTCCCTCTTCTCGGAATCTGATTCCGGAACCCGAGACATATCGAAACGATCCGTCCTCGATGGGAGGATCGAGAGACGACGTTCCTAGAGTGATAGATTCGTCTTCGTAAAATCTACCTGGATGACGATCGGGAGTCTGCGGCATTACTTTTTATTAGATATGCCCAAAGACCTGGCCACATCTTCCCTAATTTTTCGGGATTTTCTGGATGTCACTGGAGCTTCCGGTTCGGCCTTTGCAATGTCAGTCTTCAGCTCTTCCAGCGCTCTTTCCTGAGCTTGCCGAAACCCATCGAGTTTCTTCCGCTCTTCGTCTCTATCGGACCTCAGATTGCTCACAACATCTTGCAGGGCTTCGAGCTTGCCTTTGGCCATAAAGAGCTTGATCTCGGTACCCTTGACAAAATTTTCAACGAAATCACAGCATTTCTTTGTATACTTTCGAGCCACGACAGCGTGAGCGGGAGACAGCTGGCCCGAGCGGACATCAGCCTCGATATTGACCATCGCCTTCTGATGCTCCTCTCGAGTCATCATCAGAACTTTGAGAGCCGCCTCCGTCGCCATGATCTCTAGGCGATGCTGCTCCATTTTTTGCTCGACTTTCTCACCGTGCGTTTGCAGCACGATAAGTTTCATCTCAGACTTTTCGGGGTTCATGTTGCTATTTTACAACATGAACCCCGACCGTTAATCAGACTCTTGAGCGTCAGTTAGGGATGATCATGGTGATGACATCACCAGGTTCGAGTTTGAACACGAACCTGAGGTCTCCTGTTGTCGGAGAGATGCCCGGGTAGACGTCATGGTTCTCACCACCGTCGGCCGCGCCGCGCTGGAGCTGTCCATTGAGATAGACATTGACTCCAGAGACGAACGATGCCGAAGGATAAGCCGAGTAGTTGAGCAACGGCGCATCCAAATTAGTCGGATATGTGACGTTGACGTCCGGATTGAGTTTTGCCGTGACGACTGCTGTCGCCTTGAGCTGTCCCTTGGCACCGGTGATAGACTGCGAGAGAACCTGCAGAGCATCGAACAGAGAAATCTGGCCGAAGCTAGTGACGTACTGATCCCAATCGGAAATACTATCCGCCAGCTTGAAGTCCGTCGTATAGGTCGAGAACTGTTTGTTACCATCGGCCATGACGAGGAAGTTACCACCCGACAGGATTAGATTGGATCCCGTCGCCGAGTTGACGAGCAAGGAGCCCGAAGACTGCACCTGGCCGGCGGACAGCTGCACCCAGTTACCAGAGACGTTAGTTCGAACGCTGTTGAGGAATGTGCTAGTCGCCGTGTTGTTGACCACGAAGTGATCGACGTCGAAGGATACTCCCGAGTTGGCAGTATCGACCTGCAGGAAGTGACGAGTTCCGCCGGCATCGGCAAAGGACCACTGATATGGAGAAGAGATACGAACGACAATGTTCCTATCGGTCTGCGTAGCGGGACCGATCTGGTTGTCGATGGCGGAGTCGAGAGAGACGGAAGCCGACAGCGAAGCTAGGGCGGCGGCGACGGTGGCTGAGATATCAGCGACGACGTCGACAAAGACTCCGTCGAGGTAAGCATCGTCCGGAATTTCATCGAGGGCCACTCGACGAGTGTAAGAATACTGGATGAATCGACCTTCGATATCAGAGATAGAAGCCGAGACCAGTCCCGTACGAGATGCATTGGACTTGACGAAGGACAGCTGGACACGCTTGGTAGAATCGTCGAAGACGTCGCCGTCAACGACAGAACCCGAAGCCTGCAAAAGGGCGTAGATGTCGAAGCCCTGGCCGTTATCCGACTGGATCGGGTTACCGGTAGAGGCCGAGACGATAACGACGAGGTTCTTGGGAACCAGGGCGTTCGATCCCGACTGCAGCTCCATGCTATGGACGTTGTATTGGGATCCCGAAAGCAGAGAAACGACAGAGCCTGTCATATCCGTAGATACGGCGGCAACGAATCCAGGAGCGAAACCCGCACCCACTGACAAGGTGACGTAGTTCTGCCCGATCGGAACCTGCAGACCGACAGTATTCTTCTGCACTCGATAGACGAGACGCTTACGCTCTAGATCTTCGAGATCTCCTCCCAACTGGAAGAGTCCGCGGGGTCCGCCGATGTCGGTAGCCGGAATGGTATCGTACCACTTACCGTTCGAAGCCGTCGAATACAAGATTCGACGAAGTTGCGACCTAATTGCATTAAGATCGTCCTCCAGGGTGTAAGAGGACGACTGCAGAGACAATCCCGCGGCGAGGGCGTCCGAAAAGTCTACAGATGCCGAGATCTGCGTTGATTGCCTAAGGAATGATCTACTCATGTTTTTGCCCTCTCAGAGGATCGATAGTTAAATATTCGCACGCGTATCTAAATTAACGAATCACTTGGGATACGTAGCTTTCAACTTGTCTGGTGGGCTGGGAGTGAAAAATGTGGTGATAGTCGATCCTGAAAGTATGTAGTCTTCTGTCGGACCTTGGTCCAATAGCTGACCGTTATAGTACAGGGAAAGAGCCCCGGACGGGATTGGAACGTGGGCTAACGTGAACGTGGTATTGCTACCATCGATCGCCCCGCCCGGGGTCTCATTCCACTGTATGAGGGATCTGACATAGCTCGGATCGACTGAGAATGTCAGAGTCCCGGAACCCGGATTATCTGTGATTATGATGCCCGAGCCGGTGACGACGCGGCGGGCATTGGGTAACGACGAAGTTGGATTGACTACTACGTAAGAGGCATAAGGATCCCCCGACCCCGAGCTAGAGCCGCTCAGGAGAAAATTGAGAGTCTGATTTATCTGTGTCGGAGAATAGCTTCCTGACGGGACGTCAGCAAGATCTTCGTACCGATCGATGATCCTTATTGCTGTCATTTCCCACGTTCACGGCTAGCCCGCTTTCATTGTAACGAATACAAAGATGCGGGTAAAAACATTAGCCCCCGTGGGCTTTGATCGCTCTCTCTTGTCTGTAAGCTCCTGCTTTAGATGAATGAGTTCCGAGGCGACGCCTCTTGCCGCCCTTCTTACCTTTGGTGTAGAGGCACCATTTGCTACCGCACTTTCGAACGATCTCGTCCAAGGCTTCTCGGATGTACTCTTCGACCAGCCTTTTAGGTTGGTCCTCTGAAAGGTCTTCTTCCACGCCTAAGTCTCCTTTATCCAGCTAGTTGGGAATATTCTAGACCCACCCTAGTGATCGACTTTGCGGGACAGGGGGTCCAACCTGCTGACATAGACTTAAGGCGATGTTTGGTCTAAACATTTATCTCAAATATCCAAGATCCGCAACCATATATTTTCCAAACATCGGACTCTTTGGCTATTTGATCTTCTGTTCGTCCAGAACGAGCCCTGAATTTAGAGCGATCGTATCTGAGTGTTAGATCAGTGTATGCATAGTCGAGTCCGGTGTCTCCTATCTTTCGGAAGCCGGCCGCCTCGTATCCCTTTCCGTCTCCGAATCGTCGATCAGCATACGTCACTATCTTGTCATAATCGCGGTCTTGGCACCAGCGGCGCGCCGCCGAAAGCAAGCGGGTGAGTCCACCTGGTATCGCCGTATCTAAATCGCAGGAAAAACGGGCTATCTCCATAGAGTTCGAATACTTCATCTGCATGGGCTTTCTCAGCGAGAGAGAAGCCACGACGTTATTCGAATGACGCAACGCAAAATATACAGATCCTGGAACAGCACCGGCAATATGCGTTTTATCAATGAACGCCTTGTGCTCTTTCCACGAAATCTCTACTACTTCGCATTTTCTAGCAGGTATCGATCTGATACTCATGCCCAACCTATGTTTAAGCATCGATTTGCATATGTCATTCTTTAGATCCCATTCATCTTGAAAAAACTGAATGAGAGTTACACCAAGTTGCTCGCATTCCTTTTTCTTTCGAAGGTGGGCCATCTTGTCGACGCCGTCGGGGGCGCATTCAGAATGCCAATAGAGACCGTGACACTCGACAGCCAATTTACAAGAAGGCACGTATACATCAAGCTCTAGAGGCGATATCACCGTGCGATCCGAAGATCGAGCATCGGGTTTGAGATTTTTGATAAACGAAAACACATCACATTCCCAAATCGATCTTCCAATCGGAAAGCATGTTCGACATTGAGATCGTCTCTCGAAAGCCTGCAGCGTTTTTGGTTGCTCGTCGCCGCATTTTACGCATCTAAAGACAAGATATTGTTTCTGCCTAGAACGATAGGAATCGAGGTCCGAAACAAGAACAAATTCGTGAGCGCGGGCAGCTATTCTTTCTTTTATGTCATCTTTGCCCAAACGCTTAGTCTGACTTATCTTATTTCTGGTCTCGTTTGTATGAGCAATGCCATATCTTGGATTCAAAGATCCGATCATTGATCGTGATAATCTCTCTAAATGAGGAATCGTTTCTTTGGTTTTTCCTTTGAAGGGGCATGGATTTTTACCTCCTCGCTTACCGCCAAGAGAACACGCTATAGAGGAATGCTTCTTACAATATTTCTTGAAATCTAATTTGCTATGAATGAATCTAGTTTCTTCCCCGCATACCTGGCATGTTGGCCTCGATCCGCCAAATTTGCACCTGATTGCATATTCTTCAAACGAAAGGTCGTGATCGTTTCGAAGGTGTCTAGATAGATCTTTTCCGTCATATCCTTGGTAGGAGCATATCAAACATCGCAACCTATCATCCATCTTATCATTATATCATGTAAGGGTGTCATGATCATTAAAAGGCAAAGGCCTCATTGAGGCCTTTGAACCTTAGCACATATTAGCGGATGTTCATGTCGAGGACCGTAACTGTTCCGTAGAAGTCGGTTCGCACCATTTTCTTACCGTATCTCGTCATGACGCCCTTACGAGGAGTGAAATCCTCCGGAGCGAAGATCGTCGGAGTGACGATGAGCGGTACGTACGGAGCGTACACATATCCCGTCTCGAGGTAGCTTCCGCCCTTGAATCCGACGAGGATCTTGTTACGGGGGAAGTACGGATCCTTGTAGACCGTGAATCGGTTGCTCAGAGTACCGACCGGCTCGGCGCCGATGGTAAACGGAGTGGCGACCTGTCCCTCACCGTCCAGGCTGTACTTCGGCTTATAGAGAACCGAAGCCTCGAGGAGGGTGCAGACATCCGGGCTGGTAACTACGAAGTTAGCAGATCCGCGGAGGGTCTTGCGGTGGATGGTGTTCGCGACGTCGATGACCGTCTCGACCAGGGTCTCGTACCATTCACGAACCGTACCGGTGAAGGACGGGCCGATGGCAAGAGCTGAGGAGAGGGTCTGCGGACGACCGGTGTACTTGTCCAGGAATCGTCCCGGAGCCTTCGACCAGAAGAAGTTCGCACCATTGGCCTGGGTGAGCAGGTCGTTGAGAATCTCACGGTCGATTTCGAGCGCGATCTGCTCAGATAGGATCTGAGTAAGTTCGACTTCGGCGTCCATCGTGTGGTACGCGTTGAGGTCCTGCGCGAGCTCGGGAGACCACTTGGCCTTGAGCTTACGGGTGACCGCCGTGATGGCGATCGACTCGATCTTGATGTCGATCTCGGGGATCGTCGGAAGCGGAGACGTTCCGAAGTCCGTTTCGAAAGACGGGATGGTGGTCGTCGCACCGGAGGAAGAGTCGACTTCGAGCGCATCGCTCAGAACGACGGAGGCCGTCAGCCTGAAGTTGGAGGTGCCCGACGGAGCGGTTCCGCCGTTGTTCAAACGAATCAGGAACTGGTAGTGCGATCCGTTGAGAGGATCGGGTGTGAAGACGCTGCCGTTCCAGTTACCGCGCTTGGTAACGCGGCGGAGGTTCAGAACTCCCGTTCCTCCCTGGAACGCCTCGCCCCAAGCGACGGCTCCGCCGTTGTTGCCAGCTCCGAAGCTGAACACCGCGATCTGATCGACCGCGAGAGTATCCATCTTGGACAGAGCAGACGTAAACTGCGAGACCGGAGCGTGTGCAAAGACCGCGTCCAGCGTGTTGTTCTGGAGAGCTAGTGCGACATCGACATCGTAGCCACCCATTCGTCCGTTGGTACCGGTAAAGGTAGTATCGGACGTGATGACCGCGCCGGGCGACCAGACCTCATTGGCTCCCGACCAGGATCCGATGTCCGCGTTGGACATGGAGATGGCGGTCGTCTGCTGGTGCAGACGGGTGTAGCCAGCACCCATAAGGTCATACATACCGCCCGCGGCGAGAGATCCGGAACGGACACCCTTGCCAGTCGGGTTGTTATAGATAGACGTACCGCGAGTATACGTCTCGTTGGGCGAGTTGTTGTCGAGATCGAAACCAGCGTCTCCACCAACGTTCGAGCCGTAGGTATAGTCGAGGTAGAAGATCAGTCCGGACGGGAGGCTCATCGGCTGGATCGAGATCAGCTCGTTACCAACCAATCCACCGAATACTCGGCGAACGATCGGGAACGCGATGTTCGAGAAACCCTGGATCTGGCCCGAGGACTGGACCGCTCCGCCTCCGGTTGAGATCGAGTTGGACTCTCGAAGCAGCTGGGCTGCCTGGTTCTCGAGCAGTCGAGACATGACCTCTCGCTTGGTGCCCTCGAGTCCCTTTAGAAGACCCGTGCGACTCCACTTCTCGAGGAGTCGGTTATTCTCTGCCGCGAGATTCCTGTCGGAGATACCCGCAGTCAGTTGTTCAATCGTAAACTTACTCATTTTGAAATCACTCCTAGTGGTTTTTTATCACTTGATGCCTGCTAGACGTGCCCAACGGTCGCTCTCAGGAGAGACAGCTTCCGTCAGCCTTGATCCAGGCGCCGTAGAACGCGATGAAGATCCGATGACCTTCGCTCCTTCGGCAAGAGATCGGCGGCTTGATAGGGCCTTCACGATGCTCTCGTAAACCAGCTTAACTTCACGAATCGTCTTGGCCTCGTCAAGGCGTTCGATAGCCGAACCCTTTTGCTTGGTCGAGAGAGATTCGTTCTGCAGCAGCTTATTAGTCGCGAGCAGCTTAGCATTGAACAAATTTTGCTCGTTCAATTTAGCGCGGAGTGATTCCACTTGACCATTACCCTCCGCGGTAACAGCCGGTCGTCGATTAGCGACTCCCTCATTTTGGAGCTTAATAGCTCCGAGTCTGTTCTTGAGTTCAGACACCTTCTTCTTGGACTTCTTGACCTTATCGGCTTCCGCCTTGGCCTTGTCCTTGGCGCCCTTCTTACCCTTCTTTGCTTCAGCAACGAGGAGCTTGTACCTACCGTACGCTTCCTTCTGGAGCTTCAGCTCGGACTGGATAGCCGTCCTAATGACGGACTCCTTCTGATCATTGGGTTGAGCCGCGGCCGTATGGCCCTGCTCTTGATTCTGAGTTGCGCCCGTACCCATGTCAGCCTCTTCGAGTTCGTCGAGCTCGTCGAGTTCTTCGAGACCCTCTCCGTGAAGAGTCGGTCCCTCGTCATCTTCCGCCGTGGTTACATCACCATCGAGCCAGGGATCGCCTTCATCCTTACCGCCGCCAAAATCGTCGACGGGGATCTTGTTTCCCTTTGCATTGCCCGGGTGATAGGGATCAGCCGATTCCCTCATTAGACGAGCCTTGCGCATACGCTCAATCTCGCTTCGAAGCATGGATTCGGAAATCTCGACTACATCATCATCATTCATCGAGCCCATATCCATCTCCTCCATGTCGAGGTCGTCTCCCGCAGGTTCACCTCCGACATCGTCACCAGCGTCGTCCAGGTCGAGCTCTTCGCTCCCGCCCATTTCGTCGCCTGCATCGACATCGAGATCTCCGCCTTCTTCCTCATCACCTGTGATGAGGTCAATACCGAGATCCTCAACGTCAAGATCTTCCGGAACGCCGGTAAGCTTGATAGTCAGGTCCCCTTCGTTCATCAGATCCTTGACACTCTTCATCGTTGTCTCCTTAAGACCATTCATGTTCTTGAAAAAGCCTTCGAGCTTGTTTTCGATACCGGCTTTGTCGGGAACGCCATCAAGACGCTCCTGAACATACTGATATGTATCTTGGATGCGCTCAATTAGTTCTTCAATTTTTGAGTGAAATTCCTTAGACTCCTTAATCAGCTTAGAAGCAGAAAGAAATCGCTTGGTATCGATTTCAATTTTAGAAATCGACTCATTGACTTTCTTGAGCGAATCATTCTGATCAGCAAACATATTCTGAAGAGATTCGACGCTCAATTCCATCTCGGCATCGGGCTCACCCAAGGCTCCGGCCGGTGCGGGAACGGGACCGCCACCCATACTGCTCTGATTTGAAGGCTGCTTGAGAGCATCCAAATCAAGAGTAACTTTTCCTTCCTCGTCAGGAGGAGAGATAGAAGCAGCAGAAGAATCCGCAGCTCCTCCGACTAAATCCAATAGGACATCGTCGTGAACAGGATTTTCCGCATCTGGATCTAGACCCTCAAGATCTTCAAAGAGCTGACGCTCGATGAGATCACGAATTCTAGGAAGGACGGCTTCCTCGACAGCTTTCTTCGCGTTATTTTCCGCTATTTCTTTGAGCTTTCGGGCATCCGCCAATGCTTCTTCGTAGAGTGTCTTTGACATGCTTCCTCTATGTTTCGCCTAGGATAATTATTGCCCGTTTCAAAGAATATCGGCTATCAGGCTCCCGGGTGCTTTCCGGGTACCAGCGGATTCGAATCCTTGGAAAGGGACGTCGAACCCATAGTCGAAGCATCTGTGGCCGGATTTCTCAGACCATTGATTCCTTCGACAGCGGTGCTGTTAAGAATCTTCTTACCGGCGTCATTATCAACGCCCATATCTTTTTGACCGTCCGGGCTAACTCCATTAGCAACTCCGGGAGAGGTCAGGTTCGGAGTATAAGAAGTCGAAGGATTTCCCTTGTCTCCGCTCTTGACAATGTCGCCGTGTTCGTTGACATAATCAGGAGAGCCGTCGTAATTCAGATTGACAACTCCTCCGGAGGAAGCGAAATGATTAGGATCTCCCGCTTGGACTCCGCCGGTGCCATTGGCCAACAGGTATTGGTTGCCTAGTTCGACAATCTTACCATGATCAGAGATCTCGACAGGAGGGTTGAACAGATTCTTGAGCAAAGTCGTATTCGACTTTCCCTTTTCGGAAGTCGTCCTCTGCTCGGGGACGTACGTCGTATATTTTCCTTGCCCAGGCATTTAATTCACTCCGAATCCGCGATGTTAAGAGCGAGGACCTTCTTCTCCTCGCGAATCTTCTTGACTCGACGCAGGAGGCGTGCTTCCTCAATCTTTAGGGCCTTCATCATGTCGACCTTTTTTTCGAGAGTATCAGCATACTCGTCGGCGTCGACTTCTTCCGTGTCCTTGGCCGCATCCTCAGGAGTATCCCTTGTGTACTTGGCCGCTTCCTCGGCGATGATCCTTCTCAAAACTTTGCTGCTAAGTTTCATAGCGATGACTCCTTATCGAGCTCCAGATTAAATATGCGCATATTCAAGAATGAATTAAACCTTCTTGGTTCCCGGCATAAAAGCAAGCGCTGCCCATTTGCTAGCTGCCTCATCTCCGAACAACTGTTCGGGGGGTACTGCATCGACGATTTTAGCTGCACGATCCGCTCTGGGATCGACAGTTTGAATCGGGCGATCGTTAATTCCCTGTTCCATCAACGTACTACGGGCTGTATCTGCAAAAATAGACGCCATCATCGGATCTCGAGTGGCAGATGCTAGTTCTTTGACTGCACTAGCGACTTGCTGATTCAATCGACTGGGCGTCGGCGGAGGAGCTTGCCTTCTCGGCATGGGAGTTTCCATCGGTTCGGGCGGCACATATCTCTCCATCATTTGACCGGCCATCAAAACATCTCGATTTGTTCCAGGGACAGTCGATGGATAGATAGCAGGAGAAGTCGGGACGATCGATCCAAGTCCTTCGGTCAGAATTTCGATCAGACACTCTTTGACGATTTGCTTCAGAAGCTTCTTGCTGACTTTCATTTTTTTCCCTTGGCCCTCAATCGACGATCAAGAGCCGCTCTTTCGATCAAAGTTATTCCGGCAAGATGATCGCATTCGTGTTGAATGACGATTGCTAAATCTCCATCAAATGATTGTTGGCGCTCTTGTCCGTTGACATCTCTAAAAGAGACGTCGATGGAAGAAAACCTAGAAACGTTAAATTTCTGACCAGGAAGGGACAAGCAACCCTCTTTCGAGGGCACTCTTTTCCCTGTCATTTTAAGCTTAGGATTGATGAGCACGGTCGCGTTATCTCTATCCTGACTTGGATAAGCAATCACGGCGACGGAAACAGATTTCCCAAGCTGCGGGGCAGCCAAACCAATTCCGCCCTCTACGTACATCTCACCGATCATCTGATCGACTAACTGCTTGAGTTCGTCATCAAACGCTACAACGTCGGTAGTTCTCTGAGAGAGTACTTTGCTAGGATACTTGACAATCATCCAACTCCCTGCCAGGCTCCGTTAGTTCCGGAGACTGATCCGGTCAAGACAGGCGCGTGTTTGGCAGGAATCGCTGTCAGACCGGCAAAAATGCTGTATGTGCTAGGCGCAGTCACTCCCAAAATATACAAGGAAGCTACACGTACATCCAAATCAATGCTGGCACCGACGACATTATCGACAAGGATATAGTTGGATCCCAAGACACCGTTTCTTGTAAATCCGACTCTGATGCCGCCTGCCGTAGAATGATTTCTGACCGTCACCTTTTTCGTAACATTCGGAAATTTATATTCCTGCACGACAGAAGTCGAGGATACAACGGACCCAGTCACCCAAGGCACGCCCGCGGCCTGATATTCAGGTACAGATCCATAACCTGGCTGAGCCGGAGTATGAGTCGACGGAGCTGGGGTGATCTTATCTACGTCATAATAACTCATTATCGATTGCCTCCCTTGCTAAAGAGGATATCATTCAGAATCCGATCTACTCTATCAGACCGATTGAAGATCTTCTTGAGCTCAGCATCTGAGATGTCTTTACCTTCGGCTAGCATGAAAGCTCCTGGGGTCGAGGGCTCGGAAACGAAATCCCAGCAAATCAACTGGAAATCTTCCTCAACCGTGTAGTAGTCTCCCGTCTTCTTAGTCGATCCGACCCCTCTAGAGGAGATGCCAAGCTTGACTCCCGACTCTACAAGAGATTGCAGAACTTTGCCTGAGGGTGTATTCAACAGCTCGACCGTACCGTAGACAGTGTTGCCTTCGAAGTAGGCTTCTCGTACGATGTGGGAAACATTCTTCAAATTGATAACAGAGCTATCAGGGTGATCGCACTCTCCCAATGCACGATTTTCGATGATGAACTTCTGATAATTCCTCACTTCCCTTTCGAGAATGGGTCTTGGATAGATCCTACCATTTTGATTGAGGGTATCCGCCTTCTGGAGGATACCCTTCATGATGATCTTTCCGTTATTCGCCTCGCGAGATTCTTTGAGCATCTCGGGAGTGTATTCGAACGTCTCATAGGACGCTAGCAGCTTAGGCCTGGTCATTCTTTTCCTCCGGAGATCGAAGCTCATTCGCCAACTTGGCGTAAGACATGTATCTCGAAACGGTCTCATCGTCGATCATCGTAATGACCTCGGATTCGATCATCTTTCGAGCCTCTAAAAGTTTTTCTCTGGTGTGTTCAGGAAGCCCGCTGGAATATTTGATGGATTCGATTAGGTCATTCCTAATCTCCGTCAACTTATTTCTGACATTGTTTTCCGTGCCCGTAACACTATACAGAGCAAACTCTCTGACTAGAGACTTCTGCACCTCATCCAATGCTGAGCCGTATTTCTCATTGAGCTTCTTCGTCATGATTTTGAAAACCAGACGATTTACTCCCGGAGATTCGGATCCTTCGTTCATCTGATCCTGATTTTTCTTCTCGGCTCGGAGCCATTCAATCAACTTCTCTTCATACTGCACGATCTTGGATAGATCGTATTTTCCGGGATTTCTCCACGCTGAAAAGAGAATTCCGATAGTCGCATACGTCTTGTATTCGTTAATCGGCTGATCGTAGAAAGATTCGTCAGCTATGTTCTTGTTGACCTCGTGAATGACGATCGTCTTTTCCTTTTCCAGACGAGCCATGTCAATCGCGCGGGCGGCAAGCTTAGCTTCATTGACAATGGAAACAGCTATAGCATCGTTACTAACTGTCGTTTTGATCAGAGAATTAAAGAGTCGAAACTCTCTGTAGAGTTCCGTTCCGGGCTTGAAGTGCTTTTTAATGATCTTCAGGGCCGCAGAAGAGCGCTTGCTATCGTTTTCAACGAGAGCACGAGAAATAGTACGAAGCAAAAACTCGTACATCAATCCGGCATTCCTCTTCTTGGAATGTTTGTTCGTCTTGCTGTTACTATCACTCATCGCTATCACCTATATCTAGGTCTTCAAAATCGACTTCGAGATCTTCGTCGACGCTTTCACTAATGAGAGTCGTCTTCTTTTGGTCTGAAATTCCCCATCGTCGGGCGACGCCGCGGATCGCATTGAGCGCATCGCGGGACATGACAGGCCGCGGCAAAAAATAGTCGGATTTAGCACTCTCACCCATTGGATTGCTAACGACACCCTTCATCCACCCGGAATCAAAAGGATCCTGCATCGAAGGAGAATTATTACCTGTCATTCTTTTATAGTCAGGCAAATGGGTTTTCGATGCACCGTGGGTGCGACGTCGACCTCTGTTATAAAGGTGCTTCGAAAGCTGAGAATTAGCTTTGACAGGATTCTCGCCGGGTTTGAGCGTGATCTTGATGGGTTCGTCATTTGGATCGTCGCCCGACGTCAGAAGCTCCGTATTGGGTTCTTCCTCTTCTTCAGGCTCCTCTCCTGCGTTTTCCTCTTCGGGTTCTTCAGGAGGTGGTTCTTCTCCGCCTAGATCAGGAGCGGCGCCGGCTTCTCCACCTGCGCCTCCTTCGGCCCCGCCGCCAAAGATATCTTCTTCTCCCCCTTCGCCTTCTCCGCCTGGAGCTCCAGCGAGGCCCATGCCTCCGCCACCTCCGCCGCCACCTCCGCCTCCGCCACCTTCGGCCGCGGCGGCGAGCAAGGCTGCTCGGGCGGCATCTTCCTCTAGTTCTTCATCCATCTCTTCGATTTCATCATCGTTGAGCATCAAGATATTTTTCAAGAGGAACTTACGAGAAACTAGTCCTTCGGGAGCAGTGCCAGCGATTTCAAATTTAGCACGATAAACTTCAAGCTTCTGCTGTTGAGCCACCGTCGACGGGTTGGACAACCTAAGCGTAAAATTGAGAAGATCTTCTCCCTCGAAACCATGAGCATAAAGATGAATGATCGCCAACTTGTTGAGTTCGGAGATGATCGTCCTCTGAATCATGTTGATGCTGCGAGAGAATCGAATATCTTCTTGTGCAAGCGTAGCCTTAGAGTTCGCGATGATCGCGCCATTGGCAAGAGCGAAATTGTGCCAACGCTTGACCGTCAGACACCATGTCTGTCGACGTTCTTGCAGCGGCTGCACCGACACCACAACGTGGTTCTTGCCCAAGCCATCCTGCTTGCCACGTCCATATGCAGTGTAACAGGATCCGTTGCAAAACTTCGCAGGCTTGCGTCGTGAAGTCTGAATAGGCTTGCCGCAGTTCATGCAACCAACGGTGATCGTTGTTGACAAACCGTTGTCTTTGCACCACGCAGCGAATGTGCCCTTTCGCTTGTACATCGAAGAAGTGTAGCTTGGGCTACCTTTCCTTGCAAGTCTGTATCCTCCCATGTGAACAGACGAGAAGTTAGCATACGTAATCCCGCCTTCCTTAAGCAACCTGTGAAGCTGCGTTTCAGACAGGCCGTACCCATTGATCAAAGCACGCTTGCTTTCAGGTTTGTTCTCAGCACACCATGCAATGAGTTGATCGATGTCCCACAAGTGTTGAACTGCGGCACGGCATTTGCGTGCCCATCCGTTGTTGAGACCGCTATAGCCCCCAGCTGCAAGCGTAGTACGACGCACTTCAGCTAGCTTCATTTGGTGCAGCTCTCGGTGTTCGTCCCAACCGATGCGCTCGAGATTGTCTGGTGCGTTGTTGAACCTGTTGAAGTCTACGTGATGGATCGTCGACCGTGCACTCGACACTGCTGATGTGTGTTGGCGGATGTCAGCTTTGGCATGTGCAGCGACAAGTGAGTGTGTCCACAGCCACTTTGATGACGCGGGATCATAAACTTGCTCGTAATCAGCACCGCCATGCAAGCTTACTCGCCGGCGATGAAGAGGCATCAAACGCTCCCCAGGCATCAGTGACCCTGCTTCACGCCACGAACCATCACGCATCATCCACTTGTGATCGGGTGTACAATCGAACGAAGCGCCGTTATCAAGAGTGATCCGAACTAGTTCGGCATCGGCTCGAGTCGGAGTCGATAGTTCGACTTCACCAGGAACCATCTGCAACGTCTCAGGGTCGACAGAGTAGACCCATACTCGCTTACCTGCATCGAGCTCTGATCTGATCTGCTCTACACTCAGAGTACGTCCATCGAGAAGAGCAACGGGTGTCTCAGGAACAACACAGCTCAACATCTCGTCATATCCCAAATAAGCTCTGGGAATCTTGAGCGCGGCAAAAAGCTTCTTTTGAATGTAAGCGACGTCTTCGACGGCGGCAGTGTTCTGTCCACCGGCCAAAGTATCAATCTTCGTTCCTGTATCGGACCCACGAACGGGAATAAAAAAGTCCTCGTCAACCGAATTGTGGAGGATTATCCAACTATTAGATGACGCTACATCATCTGTTTCATCAGTCGCTGGTCCCGCTGCAAAGTTATGCCATCTCTCCACAGTGATGCAACCTGTATCCTCACGCTGTGACAGCCATTCAACACGAACAACACTATGGTTCTTGTAACCTACAATGCTCTTACGAAACCCAGGTAGCCGGGCATAACCGCGCCTGACAAGTTCACCCTCCCAGGCTGCAAAACTATACTTGGCAATATCACGGGCCGGCATTTGCTTGGTCAGGCCTGCAGAAAAGACGAGATCATTAAGCAATAATTTGTGGATCTTTGTACGTCCAGCTTTAGGGTTCTGTTTGACAATCTCAACCAGACGATTGAACATCTCGTCGGTCATCACGTAACGCATGTTCTGTTGTAAAGATGACCTCCGCGTTAGATCATTCCACATCTTGTTCGCCGCGGTGGCGCGCCGAATGTTATGTTGCTTATGGAGTTCACTTCCATTGTAGCCTGCCATTGCAGCCACAGAATTACGTTCCAAATTTGCTCGCCTAACACGCGCGATCTTATCATCTGAACGGTTCCACTCAGCGAGACGTTTGCTTCGCTCCGCCAAACGCTCAACCGTGTTCAACGTCTTGTCGCAATGGTCAGAATGATATCGACAGTGTTCCATATAATCCACCCAATAAAGGTTGTCAGGATTATTGTTAAGCTTGTCGAAGTTAACATGGTGCACTGTTGGATTGCCCTTAATATCCTCACGTATGTTAAGGCTTCCATATTCTGCGTTACGGCGATGGGTATAAACATACATCTCAGTTGCAGGATCATAGACCTTCTCATAGCCGTTAATCTTGTCACCCGCTTCACGTGATGATAATTTTGTGTAGAGCGGCATCAACTGTTGCGCAGGTTGCAGATTTTGTGCCTGGACATACGTCCCGTCACGCAACATAAATTTGTGATCGGGAGTAACATCGCGGAAGGTTCCATCATTAAGGTGTACACGAACAAGTGTAGCATTCTTCCGAGTCACCCCAGCCCAAGTCACCTTACCTGGCACGTAACGTTTGGTAATAGGATCAACGGAGTAGACCCATTGATCCTGCTTGCCTGCTTTCCACTCAGAGATCAGATCAGCCAAACTGAGATCTCGTCCGTCCTGTAATTTGATACGAGTACCCAATGAGAGACACATCGGATTATATCGAAGGTCGACTCGTCCAGCCGACTTATCGACTACCTGATTAGTCCTTAATTGAGCTCGCTGCTGTTCGACATATGTCGGAATGACATCGCTTTCAAGGTTACCGACGTCGATATAGAAGACCCTTCTTTCCGGAGCTCTAACAATTCGATAGACCAACATTGCGTCTTCGATGAGAATGAGCTGCCTCCAAATACGACGAGCAGGTTCGATGATAGAGGATCCGTAAGGGAGAAACGTATCGTTTCCCAAAAGACGCATGTGCGTCACTTCCCAATTTTCGAGCTCTCGATTCGCTAGCCCGGCCCATCGAAATTTGACGGCCATAGGGTCTGTTTTATCAAAGCCCTCAATCCTTTCAATCTCGTTGACAGGAATAGGAATAGCGTTCAGAACTCCGTGATCAGGATGAACGTCGTTATAAAGAAAAAAGTCTCCGAATTTACAGAGGCTGCGTGTCCAAGGCCTCATATTGAATTCGATATTGAGAGTATCATAAAACAGATCCTCTAGGATCTGCTTAGCTCTCGTATTTTCCGAATAAATGTGAAGAGTTCGGCCCTTTTCATCTTGAGCACACGTTTCATCGGCATAGATGTCGAGAGCTGACGAAATCTCCGGAGTCTGTTCCATCTCCTGGAAATCGTTATACCTCATCAACCTTTCGGCAAGGTTATAAGCATTAGCCGTAATCGCCGTATACATTGGCGAAACAGACTTTTGAAAGAGCGAAACCGCAGAAGACTTGATCTGATCAGGCATAGCCACTCGAGTATCGAGGGCTCGAACCTTTCGCTTGACTACGGGTCCTGATCTAAAAAGCCTTGTGAGGCGCTTGAATAGATTGTCTCTGTGTTTCCTTGCCATTCGAACCTCTGAGCTATTTGAGCTCTGAGCTAGATTCTACTACGTTTCTCAGGGAACACTCTTGGGCTTTTTTACAGTCAGCACCTTGGGTGATGGCCTATCCACATACGACGTAGGATTCTGAATCATATCTTCAAGACTCTTCCTCAAAGAGGAGAGTAACGTATTGACACCAGTCATCTGAGCAGCTGTCGGCTCAGAAGCATTGAACTTGTCAATAGCATGAAGCAAACTCGAAGCCGAATTGACGACACTCTTGACGCTTTGGTGGTCAAGATCCTCTTGTACGAGCTTGAGCTCTTCCCTGACTACTTTTCGAAGTTCTTCGAGAGAGATCTTCATGAGATTAAATATTGCTCACTTTCCCAACAACCAACGAAGATCGACTCCGCCTTGATTGAATGCAGCATGATTTAGTTGACGTTGTCTAGTGGGGACAACCGAAGGGCCACCCCCGATGATAGGGACCTGCGGGGCAATGTCGACGACATTCCTTCTAGATACGATTATACTACGCGCCATCAAATCGTTGATATCAGTCGTTGACTGAGTTCCGTACAACGTGTCGATCAGCCAAGCTCCGATGGCGGCTGACATGACCAGGTCGTCATTGTATCCCTTGAGAGCCGAAGCTTTCGATCCGTTCCAAACGTATGTCTGCAATTCGTCGATCAGTCTCTGAGAATACGTCTTGAGCATCTGATTTCTAATCAGTTCTTCTAGCTTGCTCAGAGCCTGGATCTTCGTATTACCTTGAGTATCGAAGCCTGGTTTATCCGTCTCGGTTGGCACGTAATTTTCGTTGTAACGAGCGGCCTTGTAGTAGAACTTCGTGTACTTCAAATCCCTCATCTTGGACCAGGTCATGAAGCCATACGAGTTGTATTCGGGACAAACGAGGGCCTTATTGTACTTCGTAGCCCACTCCACCATCAATACGCCCAGATCGTCCGGAGCGATCTTTCCTTTGTATTCAGCAACGACGGTGGTAGTCGATGTATCGATGATGTGAAAGGCTGAATAATCGGCCGCGTTGCCTCGAGAAACGTCGGCGGACATGATGTATTTGCGACCCGGACGGGGATGCTCCCAAATCCAAATTCGCCGACCGTCGCCTTCGCGAGCAATCGGAGGCTTGACCAAAGACTTAAGCCAGTCCATCTGCTGGACCTGCAAAAAGGTATCACCGGACGATACGAAGTCGCACAGATACTCTTGCGCGATCTTCTTTAGATCTCCAGCGAACTGTTTGCTATCTTCTCTGAACCACTCTTCATCGTGTTCCGGATGGACGTGCCATGGTAGATTGATGTGATTGAAATTGTTGACTCCCGCCACGGCTTCTGAGTATATCTTGTGATACGTGCCTCCGACGCCCTTGGGAGTAGAGATCAGAATAGCCGAACCTCCCGTCGATAGGGTGGGATACAGACCGGCCCAAATTTCATCGAAATATCTAACGTGAGCCGCCTCATCAACAATGAGCAGCGACAAGGCTTCGGATCGACCGGCGTCTTCTGACGTCGGGATGGCCTTGATTTCAGATCCGTTAGAGAATACGACGCTCTGCTGGGTATCTCGAAATTCAGTGAGCAATAGCCATGGGGGCAAGCTGTTGAGCATGAACTTCACCTTTTTGATGAAGTTGACAGCCGTAGGCAACTTGGTAGCGATGACAAGAATGTTCTTATCCTTGTGGAAGATCGCTAGCCACAAAGCAAAACCGGCAGTGACGGTCGAAAGACCCAGCTGCCGGGATTTGACGATGATATTAAAACGATGATTGACGAAATCCCGGACGCAATTATCCTGGAAGTCGTAAGTCAGGAACGGGATCGTTCCTCTTTTGGGATGCTGGATCTTGACATACTTCTTGATGAAGTAGATCGGATCCTTTCCACACTTAAGGATCTCTTGGATCTTCTCGTGCTGTTGCATCAGGTCACGTCAAGCAGCACCAAGCGACGGAAGATTGCAGTGCGCTTCCTATTGAAGATGTTCATGTTGACCATCTCGAGGGAGACATTGCTGCTCACTTCTTTGAACGAGATCGACCTTCCAGAGATCTCCTTGTAGTCGGCCTTCATCTTGGCAATGTATTTTCTGATGACGTCTTCCGACTCATCAGTATACCTCTGCTTCATCTGAATGGCTTCGCGATCGGTCGTCAAGTTGACGACACACGCATACACCAGACGAACTTGCTCCTGGCCAACGATGGTCGCCTTCACGGAGTGTGAAGAAATTCCTGTCGTCGACGCACGACCAAATGTCGTATCGATGGCTTGGGCTAGATCGCTATATTCTAGAAAGTCCATGGTCTCCTTTAATTAGGAGACAGACGATCATTGATCCAGGACGTTTTTAGCTGTCACATCGTAGCCGCTCTCCTGGAGGTATTGCTGCACCTCATCAGGTGAGGGTCGCCATCCGCTGGACCACTTTTCTCTATTCGGACGAGCAAATTTGTTGTCGCAAGAAAAGCAGCAACTATTTTTATCGAACGAAACTTGATCCTGCGCATCTCTCATCGGACGATCGCAACACGGACAGAAGACCGGTCGAGGAAATTCGTACTCTTTCGGAATGGTAACGACAAACCTTCCGATCTTTCTTTCCTTGCGATCGTCAGAACGATCGGCCCACTCGATAGTGGGATCAAGCGTAAGATACATACGAATCCTTTTCCTTCTTAGTCACTTCGACCGTATTGTCAATGTAATCCTTTAGCGGATCGACGTGAGTGACAATCATTACGAACCTGAAGTATTTCTTGAGAGATTGCAGGAGGCGGCCACAAGGCTCGACCTGCACAGCATCGAGGGTTCCGAATCCCTCATCCAGGATCAAGAAATCAGGTTTGGGCAAAGACGTGATGTTGATCAACGCGGCTCGGATAGCGATCGAAGCGATAGTCTTCTCCATTCCGGAACACATCTCGATGTATCTCCGAGAATCTCCATAATCTACGAAGATGTCCATGGAGTTGAGATCATGATCGAGCTCAAATTCAACAGAGAAATCGAACGTTCCCTGCAGAATTTTGGCGATCTCTTGATTGATGATGGGCAGCTGGCTTCGCAAGATGAGGGCCGGAATTCCCTTCTTGGATAGAGACTGCGTCACAAACTCGTAGATCTTGATGATGCTCAGAGTCTTTTCTGCTTCTTCCCGATTCTTCATCAGGCTCTGCAGCTCGTGCTCGTACTTTCCCTTTTCCGAGTAAAGGTTTCGAATCTCCCTCTCCAAGGAGACAGACAAGGCCTGCTGGACTTCGAGCTCCTTCTTGATTTTGGAACACTTGACTCCTACATCGCTAACAAGAGACAATTTGAGGCTGTCGAGCCTGTCGTTAGATTCCTGCAGCTTGGTCGATAGGGTCATGACCTCGCTTTCAAAGCGAATTTTCTTGGCCTCATTTTCAGTGATCTGGATGTTGATGCTGGCCAAGGCCTGCTTGAGCTTTTCCAGCTTCGTGATCTTGTCTCCCAGATTCTCCTTTTTGACGGAAGCCAGAGCCCTCTTGACTGAGTCTAGAAGATCCAGCGCCTCGCGGGCACGAGCCTTCTGTTCCTTGATCGTCAATTTGTCTTGGTGAGAATCGCGGATGTACTTGCACGTCGGGAAAGAGTCTCCGCAAGGTACCTCGAGGAGTTTCTTGGCCGACTTTTCCTTGGCGACTAAGATATCGTGTTCCTTTTCGTATTTCGCCTTCTTCTGAGCCAGCTCTGTCTCCATAGAAAGCTGCTCGAGGTGCTGTCGCTTCAAATCATCCAGATCGTAATCCTTTTCGAGGCTTTCGATCTTGTCGCGCTTGTCCTGCAGATTAGAGATCAGATCTTCCAAATTCTTGATATCGGACTCTCTCTGCTTGAGCTCGGCGGCATACTTCTTGACGATGGCCTCTTGCGCAGCGAGGTCTTCGGCGGTGACGGGCTGAGCTCCATCTGAAGCGTCAGCATATGCCTTTCTCAGGTCATCGATCTTGGATTTGATGACATCGAATTTCAGTTCCTTTTCAGCAAGGGACTCAGAAGCTCGAGCCAGATCAGATTTGGCGTTCTTAATCTTGAGCTCGTAATTGTCGTACAGACCTCGAGAAGAATACTTGAGGTTGTTCATATCGGACTTGATCGTCTCGTGCAGCCGCTCGAGATAATCCAGATCCAAGAACTTCGTGAGGATCGCCTTCCTCTGGGTCGAGCCTTCATTGATGAATCGATTGAGATCTCCCTGACGAGAAAGACCGGTCAACTGGAAGTCGTCAAACGTTCCTAGCAACTTTCGAATGACCTTCTCGGTATCCTTGCGCTGCTCTCCATTCATTTCAGAGAGATCGTTGGATGAATTACGAGAATAGAAATTCAAAGTAGTCGGGGCGGAAACATCTCCCTTTCTATTTTCCTTCTTGACCGTCTGACGTTCCAGGTAATAGTCTCCGAGATTGGAGACGACATCCATCTTGACCAACCCGTACGGTTTTCTTTCGTTGACCACGCATAGATTCTCTACCGAGCCTCTGTCCGTCGTGTTGAACAGGCCGTAAGACATGGTACCGACGATGGAGGATTTGCCGGATCGATTGGGTCCAAGAACTCCGACGATTCCACTCAATCTAGAGAAGTTGATCGAGTTGTTTTCTCCGTACGCGAAGAGGTTGTCCCACTCCATGTTTTTGAGAGTCCACTTCGTGTGGCGAGCCACATCATTATCGTCGACTATTCCTAGAACGACATTGCGAACGATCTTTTCGATCTCAGCCCAATCTTCTTTGGACAAAGTGTACGAAACGAACTCAGAATACTTCTTCATATACCCAAGAAGGGCATCGACATTGCGCACGTCCTGAATCAGGCGTTGGCTCTCTTCGGCCAGCAGGACTTTTGACTTTTCCTGATCGATCTTGAAGACGACCTCGAGCGCGCCTCGATTCAATAGCCACGTTGTGATAGCTCGAGCATCCTTTTGAGGAATGTGGGACTGGCTTCGAATTCTGAAACGGGACTGCGACGGATACTTCTGACACGTCTTCTTGATATTGTCGTCCCAATCAACAGTGACGAACGGGTGATGATTGGGAAGCTTGACGAATTCAACATCAAAGTCGTCAGCTGCCTTGATGTCCCACAGCAGATATCCGTGACCGTCGATGGTCTCTCCGTAATTCTGCTGTATCGTGCTGCCCGGATATCCGATCCACGGTTTGGTCGTACCGTCTTTGCAAGGACGATAATCTAGGAACTGCTGAGCGTGGATATCGCCCAATAGGACGAAATCATACGATCTGAAGTCTTCTACTCCGAGGTCCGAGTCGAATTCCCAACCTTCTTCCGACTTGGATCCTCTTAGCGGGCCGTGAAAGCATCCGATGTTGATCTCATTCTTAGGAGGCTTGATGTCCTTCCATCCTTCTACGTCAAAGACGCTGAGGACGCACAGATTAAACCCCGCTGCGATGGGAAAGACTCCGCTCTTTTTGTAGAGCGTGATCCTGTTGGACTTCAGGGCGGAGATGATGGGAGAAATGGCATCTTGCCTCGTCAAGTTGATGAGGTTACCATCATGGTTTCCCAAGATGATATGAACGGGGGCGATACTAGACAGAGTATCGAACCACCATGTCATGGCGTCGATATACTCCGGACTGATCCCTGATGTCTTCGTATGAAAGATATCTCCGCCGATAAAGATCAGATCGATGTTTTTCCCTTTGAGGTCGTTAGCTAGATCTTCAAAGGTCTTCTTATATTCGGCATGGCGAGTCAGACCTCGCCAATGGATATCCGCGATATGACAAATTCGCATTAAATGCTCCGGATCCGATCGATAAGACTAGCTTCCCTGGACCATGGAGTAGCTCGTCCGATTACGTCAAGCATCTGGTCCTTCGAAAGAGATCCCGGATCAGATCCCTCCGGCAATTGGCAGACCTTGACGCGTAAGTCATATGACATCATCTTCTGTGCGATACTTCTCATCTTCTTACGAGCATCGTTATCTAGGCACAGAATGACAGGTGTGTTGTGCTCAAGCAACCTGGAAAATAATAGATGGGATTCATTGAGTTCGGATCCCAAAAGACATGTCGAATTTTCTGGACACTTCATAAGATCGAAGGGACCCTCTACGATGACCAATTCCTTAGTCCAATCGATCTTGAGCTCGTTGAATACGATGTCTGATTTAGAATTCTTAGAATTGACGTAGCGGGGGCGCACGACATCATTGATTGCCCGAGTAGTGACAAAATTGAGTCGGCCTTCGGCATCGTAAGACGGCATGATGACTCTTCTTCGATACTCATAATCGTCAGACGCTCCGAGCAAAAAGTAAGCGGCGTCTCTTTTAGTAAGGCCTCTATTAATGACGTATCTCAAGACGGACTTGATGTCCGGGTCATTCGAATCGAAGTGATTGTACAAGGATTTGAATCCTCGAGGAATCATCGGGATCGCGTCGATAGACGATTCATCCTTCTTTCTGTTGGCATGAGGAAGGAACGTTCGACGATACGTTTCGACATCTTCTCGATTGGCATGCTTCATGAGCAATGCCAAGAGGTTACAGGCACTCCAGCCGCAGACCCAACAGTGGTTCAGATCATCATCTAGACGAATCGACAGCTTTTTCTTACCCTTATCGACTCCCTTGCATTCTGGGCAAGATACTGCTATGTTTTCTCCTCGAGCTGACAATCGACCCGATCCGAAAACACTCTCAATAAACTTGATCTTGTCGATTGCAGCTAGCACCAACTTAAGACATAATCCGTTAAAGGACTTATGTACATAAGCTCTAACAAGACCAATGTTTGCCTGATTTAATTGACTTGACTACAGACGATGAAACTCCAACACGAATAGAAATATCTTGAATTGTTAATCTCTGTCTGAGCAGTTCTTTAATTTCTTCAGCTACTTCAACAGATATCGATCGAGAAGCTTGAGATCCAAATTTCCCATACATCGGATTCTTATCTCCGATTTTCGCAAGACGAATTTTCTCAGAATGCTCTTCAGTTTTCTTTCGTCCCGTCATAGACTTAGAAATTCGATTACGCCTTTCAAAGGGAACACTAAATCCCGAAGTTCCTTCTCCTCCATGTTTGAGATTCAAAAGCTTATCTCCAAGACGATAACCAATTCTTTCAAGATATTTCGTTCTCAATTTTTCGAGAAGGAGAGCTTCTTCTAAAGAAAGATCATCAAACAAAATTATGACAACCCATCCTGATGGATGTTTTCTCATGAATGAATTAAAATACTTTGCCCTTGACGAGCATCTTAAATGATCTTTGAATCTTTTAACAACATTGGAAGCAAATCCGACATAACGATGATCAGACAGAATGTGTCGCCATTCGTATACACAGAAATTACTTTTCATTGAGTCTATTTTGAAATACGACACCAGCTTTTGCAATCACGTAAGAATCAATTTCATCTGCTACAAAGTTCTTGTAATTTCCATTCTTCGTCTTTGGGAATGAAATATGTTGAAGATCAGTCTGCATTAAATATGCAGAGCATTGTTCTTTGTGAGAAAGTCCACATTTCTTACGCTGCTGAGTTTTGATGCCACACGCTTTTCGAGCCTCGCCTACAGTGATGTGGATCGGGTCTCGATTTTGGTGTAGTCTCAGTTCATAACTCAGAATGTAGTTGAATTTGGCGAGAGTCATGATCGTTTGAGCAGATGATCGACCCGGGCTATAGCTCAGAACGGGCTCTTCAATATAGATCTTGTCCATCGCTCGATGCTTATCGAAGATCTCCCAAAACTGTTCTAGAGCGTGATCTGCCTTTTCATAGAGGTTCATCGATGATTTGAATGTGATATGCGTCATCAAATCAATGCTGAAGTTCTCGTCTAGAATAGTGATACCGATGACAGACGTCGATATATCCAAGCCCATTATTTTCATCAGATGAGTCCTAGCCCTTTGAGGTCGATCTCCGTGAGGAGCACAAAATTGCAGCCATTCTTCAAACACCAATCGCGAGCCGCAGCAAACTTCTTGACATTTTTGGGTTGTGTCAGACGCTTCTTAGGCTTTATCTCAATCAGCTCTTTTCGACCATCGTCATACGTCACTAGCAAATCAGGAATGTAGTTACGCTGACGCCCGGTTCGAGTATTCGAAACGTAAGGTATCTTGAGACCTTCGGACAAATACGCGATGACCTTAGGATTCGTATCGAGGTAAAGAAAGTATGCTTTCTCCCAAGAACTTCTGAAGGTACAGATTCCGGCTTTGGGCGATTCGTGTTTGCCGATGTTTCGGCGACGCTTACCTCGTCTCTTTTTCTTTTTCTTGACGGGCATGCGTCCTCACATAAAAGGCATCTCCCCATTCGTATTTCGTCATCGACTTAGTCTTCATGGAGAATCCTCGATTGAACAGGTATTCACTCAGTTGGGGAAAGAGGGCACACCCTTCGTATAGCTCGGCGTCATTGACTTCGGCCATCACGTAATCGAAATTATCGATCAGATCTCCCATCCCCTTGATGACATGCAATTCAGCTCCTTGCACATCGATATTGAGAAGATTGTACTTGCTTATATCGAGTCCGACCTCGTTCGCAAATTTATCGAATCTCCGACCTGGCAATTCTTTGATCGAAGTTACGATGACGTGAGGATGATGCTGAGCGTGCTTCTTCAACCTAAGAAGAGAAGACGACGCCCCTCTATTGCTTGTCACGTTGAACTGATAATTCTTTTCTTCGTCAGCCAACAGCACGTTGTAGGCTAGATGTCCGTATGGACTGACATTTTCTCTGAGAATCCGAAATGTTTGCGGATCAGCCTCAAACCAGACGACATCCTTGATCCCTAATTCGTGATATGTTTTCTTCTCGTCCCCGTAGTGAGCTCCGATATGGCACGCTCCTCGAATGGGCACGACAAGGTCGGCGGCTAGCGCCTTAAGATCTAGTAGCATCGATAGTCTCCCTCAGAAGTCTATTCTAGATCTTAACAGGTATCTCTCACCTTTTCTCTTGACGATGGGTTGAACCAGGGCAGTTTTCGCCACTACGTTGAAATTGTCATCGTGAAAATTGATACCAGTTACGTAGACGAAGTTCGGGTCAACATCGTTTGGATACGCCGACGCCGACACCGGGATGTAGTTCGGGTTCGAAGACGAGTTGAATTCGTTGGCTCCCAGGATGGCGTTGATCTTCATCACGTGGATGTTTTGATCGCCTCGGAAATCGATGTCAAACCGCTCTTTGCCGAAGAAATAAAGGCTCGGATCTTTGACGACTACGATTCCTTCGTTGTAGTAGATGTTGCCCACCGACGACCACTGAGCGTGCGGGGTTGAGGCATCGGCCCTATAGACGTTGCCGTAGCCGTCGTCTTTGAGTGTGATTTGCACTCGACCTCGAGATGCTGTCAATGCAGTGTCTTTGAGCTCGAGAGTTTGGGGATAGATTCTAGTTCCGTAGAAAAGATTGCTGATGTCGAAAAAGGCGACTTGGTTCGAACTCGGATCTCGAGTCCTCTGCAAAATCGCATAAGAGACGCCCTCTTCTAAACCCGGATCTTCAGGCGTCGCACCCGCGACGGCAGTAAAGAAGCTGCCAGAATCTCCTGGGACAGCGTATTTGACGATCTGTAGATCAACCATATTATCGAGATTGATCCAGGCAAAGTCGTCTACACCAAGATCATCGGTATATTTCTGACTCGTTCCGACGAAATTCTCAAGCAAATCATAGTTCGGAAAGAATGCGCCGTCATCGCACGGCAGAATCAAAAGATTCCTCAATCCGGTGGCGGGAAAACTGTACAGGTGATCGTTGGCGCTTGAAGCAGAAGTAGTTCCTTGAATTTCGCTAGCCGACAGGTTGAGAAGCCTAGGCCACTGGCCTGAAGCGAAGTCATAAGTAAAATTCTCCAAGTTCATGTAGTGACCGCCTACACCGAACGACATGCCGACGTTGAACGGATCATCGGTCGTACCATCGA